GGGGCTTGGTTTATTGATTTATCAATTGGCATGGTATTTCCTTAGTAGTACGCCGCTTTTCTGGCGCGGTGGTATATGGGTTCGTCTTTCTCGTCCGTATCAAGGGTAATAAACCCCCCTTGCCTAAAGCGCAGCAATGCTTGCGACGTAGTATCTACGAAGTCATCGTGTTCGCCAACCGGGAAGGCTGCTACTTCTTCGATAACTTCTCGTGCCCACCTTGTGTCGGGGGCCCAGACTTTTCCGCTGGTGAAGAGATCGGCGACTGCGTTGAGTCGGACGTGTTTGTCGTTGCCTCGGCTGGGGGAAAACTCCTGAACTGGAATACCCATTGCCCGAAGTTCTTGAATAAGCGGGGCACCTGCTGCCTTTTTTTCCACAATGAACGCATCTGGCTCCCACTCCTTATAGTGCTTCAGCGCCGTTTGTTTTAATTCTGGAAACGCCATCCGCTCCTTGAACGCGTCCAGCAGAATTAACTGGGGCGTGTCGTGCTCTTCTTCGTTGTAGAAGATGCCCCATGTCGTACAGGCCGAATAGTCCGAGTTGTTCTTGGTCTCAAACGCCGTATCCCAACTCTGGATGATGTACTCGCACTGCGGGGGGTTGTCGTTCTCCCAGATGCGCCAGTGTTTACGCGAAATGATGGCTGAGTTTTCCGAGGTGGGGTTCTGCATGTACTGGGCGTTCCAGTACCGGGGGTCGAGTGACGCTTTGACTTTCTTTAACTGATCCAACGGCCACTGGTCTGGCCACAGGCTTTTCTCGTTCTCGCTGTTCTCATGCAAGATGGCCGGGAGTTCTACGATCTCCCACGGCTCCGCGTCGGGGTTGCGTGTCTGGTAGTCAATTAGTCGGCCTGTCAGATCCAACAGCGACCATCTAGTCATAATGACAATAATTGCCCCTCCGGGCATCAGACGCTGCAACGGGCCTGTCTGGAACCAACTCCACGCCGTATCGAAGGCGAGTCTGGAGTTGCTTTTTACATCCTGCTCAGAGTGAGGGTCATCAATGACAAATAGGTCAGCACCGCGACCAGCCAGAGCACCACCGACACCCGCTGCGTAATACTGGCCTCCGGCTCCGGTACTCCACTTTCCTGCTGCTTTCTGGTCATCTGCAATCCGCGTATCTGGGTAAAGTTCTTGGTACTCCTCCGACTCAATCAGGTTTCGCACCCGCCGACCAAAGTCTTCCGATAGGCCCGCCGTGTGGGTGCCCATGATGATCTTCTTGTCTGGGTACTTGCCTAAAAAGTAAGCCGGGAACAGGTAGGAGGAGAATTCTGATTTACCGTGGCGGGGTGCAATATTGATAATCACCCGCTTTTTCTTGCCGCTGATCACATCTTCAAAGATGCGGGAGAGCTTCCTGTGGTGGGGGCCGATCTTAAAGCCGGGGTACACGTGGGTAGCAAACCCAAGCATGGAGTCCCTACCAATAATCTTACTAGCGCGGGCTGCGCGTTCTTCCAAGTCGGCAAGTAGCTCGGCCTTTTCCTGTGGGGTCAGAGTTGGCAAGACACGTTGTAGTGCCTTTATCTCTTCAGGACTCAGTGCTGGGTTCATTGTCTACAGTTTGACATTCTATTTCTTCGACTTCTCTAACATCCGTGATGTCCACGATCTTGGCGAATTTCCCCAGCTTTTCCTTGATCCGGGCTTCCAGTTCAGCGTCGGACAGTTCTGTCTTCTTAACTTCAATCTTTTCGGTGAAGAGGCCAACTTCCGTGACTTTGCCCAGAAGGGCAAGCGCCTTTAGTCTGACGCTGGCTGTGGGGTGGTTGGTTTCTTCCAGAATCTTGGCCACCGTGTACCCGCGTAGTTCTTTGGCCTGATTAATAAACTCCCAGTCATACGCCGTTAGCATTCCAACAAGATGTTGTACGGCGGCTGGGGTTTTGATTTCTGCCAGTGCAGCGCGGGAGTGTTCGTCCGGCTGGGCGGTGACGATGTTGGTAAAGGCGGTTCTGGCTGCTTGCGCTTCCAGTTCATCGGCAACTTCGTCGCTTGCCGCGCCCAAACTCTTCAACCAATCGGCGGTATCTACTTGCGCGTCCACGATGGTGGACGGGGGTGTTTTCTCAAGCGTGACAAATCCCGCAGAATCGTCATCTACGTCAGGAGTGAATTCAATTAAATGGTCAAGCATGCGCAGGTCCCTTGCGTACCTCGTTGGCCGCAGTGTATAGTCGTTTCTGCAAGTGTGCAAGCGGCGCTGTCGTGCCCTTGTGTGTTTGCTTCTCCTGACGGTCGCTATCGTCATTTCGCCCCGATCCCCCCGTCGGGGCTTTTTTTCGGGTAGAAGTGTATAAGGTTAGACAAGTATATTGCAATTTTTTTAATAATAGTGGGGGGTATGGCGGTAGTGATGGTGGCGTTATCAAGGTGAAAACGGAAATGGTGGGGATGGTTACGGAATAGTGTTATATGCGGAGCGCCCCCATGCCGCCAAATAGGGGTGGTGGGGGTACGGTGGGGTCAAGCCAGCCCAGTTATCAGGTTAGTAACGGAAAGCAAAAACTGGATAATAGATGACATCGGTGGTGCTGACTGCCGACTAACCCAAACGAAAGGAAACATCATGGATAAGCAGACACAAGCCAAAGTAAATACCCTCGTCGCCAACTACCTGAAGGCGTCCGACACAATCGTTATCGAGCTTCACTCACTCGGCCTCGATACCCCCGAGCTTCAGCGCCCATTCGTCATCAAGGCGGTATGCGCGGCCACGACGAACGGCGAGGGCTGGAACGAATCAAGCACTGGCAAGATCATGCTCGACTCAAAGCATGAGCGGTATGAGTTCCTGAACACCCGAGTACGCCGCGTCATGAATGCGCTGAAGGGTGAGACGAGCACGGCCAAGTCATCAGGCAAGGCTGACCCTGTAGATGCGATCATCAAAGCCTTCAACAAGCTCGACGCGAAGCAGCAGCGCGCGGTCATCAAGGCGCTGTCTTGAATTTTCCGGTCAACCTGACCGGATTTTTTCCACGGGGCAGCAGCGTGAGGGCTGGCCGCTGTTCCGTTTCCTGTCTAACCCAGCCCAAATCAATCGAAAGGAAAAATCATGTTCTGCTATGCCGTCTTTCACAACGATAAACAAATCCGCGTCTACCCCTACGAAGTCAAGGGCGACGACTGGAAAAGGGCACGATCACTTGCCATCGAGATGGCACTACACGCCGAGGAAAACGGATACCACTACACCGTCGAACACTTCGGCATCTCTGGCGTAGGCACAACAGTTTGGCAGTAACCCACAACCCACGAAAGGAACTACTCATGAAAACCGCACAATCCATCTTCTTTGTCGAAGTCACCGACACCTACGGCGGCGATGCCAACTACTGCTGGGTCAACCGCTTCAAAGTCCACGCGTCTAGCTTCAGGGGCGCTATCCGCAAAGTCAGCCGCGAGATGGGCTTCTCTGCCCGATTGAATGGCAACTATGGGGACATGGCGCGGTATGACTTCAAAGACGCCGCTATCTGCGCGTTCGTCATGCCGTATGAAGACCAAGCCGAGCACTACTCCCGCGTTGTATCTCTCTGACCAAAAATCCGGTCAACCTGACCGGAAAACCACGAAAGGAACCATCATGCGACTCATCAAAGAATCCACAGGCGTCGAAGTTAAAACCGGCGACATCGTTCACTGCTTCAGGGGCAAGGCTGCATACGTCACAGGCTGGGCGTTACCCAAACACAGCGGCAGCACTGGCCGCGTATACGTCAAGGAAATGAGTGACAGCCCATTCAGCGGCGAGTTCTACCCATCTGTGTACGGCCTGAAATGGGTGGACTAAGACTAAACAACAAAGAGGGGGTCAATCTGACCCCTTTTTCCACCTATCCATCATTAAAAAACTATCCGAAAACAAAAGACGCGCAAACCCCGCGCTATTACAGGCGTTAAATAAAAACTGTCCTATCTATCTATATCTATATATATACATATACATAGGAAAGTATTTTTATATGTACGTGCAAACAACCACCAGCAAAAAAGCTTGATGGTCTTGGCTCCGCCACGATCATATGGATAGATAGGACAGTTCTCTGTAATCTGGCCCACAGCAACGGAATCCACTGTCCAATTGCACCGGATAGTTTTTTAGTCTAGGATACTACCTTTCAACTTATTGTTTAATCATGGATACCGATGACCGAGCACTGAAGATTCAGCGCACAACACACAAAAAACTATGGTCTGCCCTGATGGCCCCCCTCAAGCGTGAACTGGCAAATGCACAGGTCGGGCTGCGTTACAGGCCGACAAACCCCACGCCCGAGAGGGATGAAGCCTTCGCTGCGTACGTGGCGTGTATGGAAAAGCTACTGGCCAGCATGCTGCGTCAGCAGCAAGAGCAGGGCAGGGAGAAGGAACCAAAGACCCCCGCGCAACTAGCTGCGAAGAAGAACTACCCGAACTACGGCAGTCACTGGGTGGACTGGATACCGCTACACATTAAAGACACCATCGCCCAAGCGTTCATGCAAATACCCCCGCAACCCAAGGCCAAACGCAAGCTGCCATTCCAGCGCATCGTGCCCGTCAAACAAAACCGCATCGCCCGTGCCAGATTACAGGGGCAAATCAACAGGGCACTGGCCGCAGCAGAAGAACGCAGAGACGACGAAGCGCATCTGGAATTGATGCGAGCACAGGGCAAGCTCGACAGATACGGCGAGACCGACGCTATACCTACCTCATGGAGACACCTATGACTAAACAAAAAACTACGCACGTTCAGCGGGCACAACGGGCAAGGCGTAAGCGGGAGATAGCCGAACGGCGTGAGGCGTTCAAACTACTTTGCTCTCTCCCACTAGACAAACTGACCCCCGAGCAAACACACCGGCGGTTTTACTACAACGTCCGAGAGGGCAAGCTGTTCTGGCGTACGGCGACGGGCAAGCTGCGCTCAACCAATGAGACCGGCACGATCAAGTCAGACGGCAAGGACTACGACACCGCCGAGATCATTGCGAAGTACGTGGCACACAAAGAAACCCTGCCGGTGCGGGTGGCCGGTATCGACGGCGCACTGAGGATGATGCAGGTTGCCAGCGTGGACAAACGCAAAGTCGAGGAACGGCAAGCCCGCACCCTTGAGCTACAGACACGGCGGCTTGAGCGGCAAGCCAAAGCCCCGCAGGATAACCACGACAAACCGTTTGTGTTTAAACCAACCCGCAAGGCGACAAGCAACACCGCCGACGAACTCATGGCACTGGCCAGAGAAATCAAGGAGAAGGACTAGATGTAGTAAAATCTAGATGTAGTGAGTAGCAGAATCCGGTCAGCCTGACCGGAAAATTTAACCAACCGAAAGGAGCAACACATGAAAGAAGTTTGGTATGTGCACGGCGACCCCGAAGCAATCGGGCTTTGGCCTAACCTGTTCGACACTAAAGAAGCAGCGGAGACATACGCACGCTATGCCTTCCCCAATGAGGGCGAGGCTGTGCGCTATACGCGTATCTTTTACCGCAATGTGCTAACGACAACTGACTTAAATGGGGGATGAAATGAAAGGCACACACAACCACGGCTTCTACACCGTAGCCATTTACATGGAAGACCGCGCATTCGGCGGGCATGAGGAGGGGGGCTGGTACTACGAGACCGCCGAGCTATGCATGGAACCGGAGTGCGTTGTATGTACGAGAGAGTTCCGCACCGAGGCAGAGGCGATGGACTACGCTGATGCACTGAACCAAGGCATCGTCGCCCAATGGAACGAAGACAGACCCGAGGTGAGCAGCGTCTTATCAGAAGGGCGCTATCACGCCATCGTCAGTGAGGGGGTGCCCAAGCCTTACTACCCAGAGACACGCCCACACTACGAGTAAAGGAGAAGCAAATGACTGAAGCAGAGAAGCAAGAGCTTGCGTTAGAAATACTACAGAGCGCAGAGGTTGTGCATGAGTTTGATGACGGCCTCTGGGTATCAGTAGACAAGGAGATGTACTTGCAATTAAACGGCGGCACAACCGAAGGGAGAACACCATGACTACAAACACAACACCATCAAACATCCACGCTATGCCGCGCCCTGTTCGCATAGTAGACAAGTACTCCTACAACGAACTGCATGAGGCGGCACACAGTATGCAGCGCACCGGCGGGGGGTTTGCTTCTCGCTTGGCGGATGCGTACTTCTACGCGGACAGTACCAACAAGGCCATCATGCTCGACGCGTTCGGGCATTTGTTTGAGAAGTTTATTCCGGAAGAGGTACGCCTTGATGCGGAGCAAGAGCAGGGGGATTTGTTTCCTGCCCTTCGTTAAATAAAAACCGGTCGGCCTGACCGGATATTCAGGCCATTCATTTCACTCAACGCAACACAACCCGAAAGGAAACATCATGACTAGCTACGACTACTGCGGCTTCAACCGCTGGGACTGGATGGAGAGCTTGGCAAAGGTACTCTCTGACCGCGCAGCAGTGGGCAACCACATACGGAGCTACGGCTGGGATGCACTGCCCAATGACTGCAAAGAACGCTACCCTGACCGTGACTTCAAGAACTACCGCACGTGGTTTGGACGTGAGCACAACAGTGC